GATCAGGTTCGGGTCGCCGTCCTGCGCCCCCGGCGTCGTCTCGGGCAGCAGTTGCCGCACCTTCCGGCGCTTGATCATGTCGGCCTTCTCGGAGCACTCCAGCACCCCGGTGCCCTCGATCAGCGCCAACTGCAGCGTGCGCTGCAACCACCCCTGCAGCCGCTCCTCTTCCTGCTTCCACTGGTGGAACTCTTCGACCAGCGACGCACGCGGCGCGGCGCTGCCCCACCCGTCCACGACCCACACCGGCTCGACAAAGATCGTCTTGCAGAACCGCGCCCGCATCGCATCGACCTTCTCCGCGATGATCCACGTCGAGAGGTCGGCGGCACCGGGGAACGGCAGGTCTTTCACGTTCCGCTTGCCCTGCTTGTAGAGCCAGTGCCAGTAGTCGAGGTCGCCGCCGGGGTTGATGATCGGCCCTCGCGCCGCGAGCGCCCGGTCGATCTCCTCGGCGAGCATCTGCACCAGTTCGGTCTTCTGCTCGGCGGTGAGCTTTACGTCGAACGGCGACGTGCCCAACTTCGGCGGCGTGAGCTTGCGGCGGTTCGGACGCGGGTAGACGGTGGGCGGCGGGGCAGGCACGGGCTTACTTCTTCGACGGCTTCGTGACCTTGGGCTTGCGGCTCGGCTTGCGCGGCGTGTTCAGCGCGGGAAAGGTGCCGGTGGTTTGCATGGGTTGCTCCTTCACGTTGTGGCAGCGGCGACAGTCGCCGACGGAGACGTGCAGCACGCCGGGCGTCGGCGGCTTCACCTTGTAGGCGTGCCCGCAGCGACGGCACTGCGCCCACGTCTGGGGAGCACCTTAACCTTTGTCATCGAGTCGAGACACCTCGCAGGCAAGCCACGCGGTGTCGGCGTAGAGCAGGATGTCGTCGCCCGCCTCATTCCTGAAGACGAGCGACCCGTTGTGGATGAGCACTTCGTGCGCGGTCACGTCGCGCTCCGTGCCGTCCGCGAGAACGACGTGGTAGACGCGCACGGCTACTTCGGTTCCGCCGTCTCGTCGGCGACCGGCACCAGCACCCAGCCGTAGCGTGCGGAGTACTTCAGTTCAAACCGTCGCGTGCCATCGACCACCGGATCCGGCGGCAGCACGATGGGCAGCGAGATCTGCGGCGGCGGCGTGCCCTCGGGCAGCGTGTTGTCGATGGTGATGGGCGGCGGCACCGGCTGCGTCGAGCCGTGCGGGGGACGCCCCTGCCCGTAGCCGGGATCAACTGGCCCCCACGACGGGCGTCCGTAGCCGGGGTCCACGGGGGACCAGCCGCCACCGGGACGCCCGTAGCCGGGATCGACCGGAGGCCGCACGCCGAAGCCGGGATCGACCGGCGCGGGCGGCGTCGGCAGCGTGTGGTCGGGATGGCCGTCGTGGCCGTCGAGGAACGTGATCAGCGCGAGACGTGCGTTCATGGGATTCTGGCTCCAGTTCGATGGACGGGGGTTACTTGCGTTCGGCCTTCTCTTCGGCCTTGCTCTGTTTGCCCTTCGGCTCGGCCCGCTCTTCAGCGGCCTCACGCTTCGCGGCGCTCTTCGACGGGGCGGAACTCTTCGCCATAATGATGACCTCGCAGGCGGCGTCACGATAACACGTCTCAGCGACGGCGACTATTCGTGCCGCCCCAGCGCCCGCCCACGCGGTGCGCGGTCTTCACGTCGGCGGGGTCGCGGTCCTGCTGCATCTGCCGCTGCGCCCGCTGCTGCTCCTTGTCGGCGTCCACCTTCGTCGGCTGCGCCGGGCCGTAGGCCAGCACGATGTACTCGACCGCGTTCATCGCGTGGTCGTAGAACCCGTCCTTGAACGCGCGGCGCGTGTTCGGCGACACCGAGTGCGCGATCTTCCGCGCGTCCCAGATGTAGCCCGCCTCCAGCGCGTCGATGAAGTGCGTGCTCGCGATGACGCCCTCCGGCGCGACGACGAGCCAGCGGTCGGGGTCCACCGTGAACGCCGCGCCCTGCCGCGTCAGCCGCTTCATGTAGCCCGCGAGGTGCTGGATGCAGCGGTCCCGCGCGTCGGGATGGTTCGCCCCGCCGATGGTGTAGAGCATCACGCCATACTCGCGCAGCACGTCGGCGGCGCTGACCCGGGTGCCCTGCGAATTGTTCTGGTCGCCCGCCGGGTCGCCCGTGCTCCACACCTCGCACGGCAGCTTCCGCTCGCCATCGACATCCGGCGTCCCGCCGAACCAGAGCGCCCGCTGCGCCACCGCCATCGGCGCGAAGTCCTCGATGAACTGGTCCGTGCCGAGGATGCCGCCGAGCACCCGCAGTTCGCCCCACGGCAGGATCTGCGCCCACACCACCGCCGGGTGCGAGTGCCCGAAGTCCCACCCCTCCAGCAGCGGCACGTTGCCGTTCAGGCGCAGCCGCTGCGCGTGGATCCGCGCGTTGAAGCAGCCCGCATACACCGGCTTGCCCACGATGCTCAGGCCGCGCTTGCCCTCGATGAAGCGCCGCCGCAGCGCGTGCCCCTCGGGATACGCCTCCTCCAGCTTCGCGATGTAGTCGTCGCCGAGGTTGTGCCGGTTGTCGTAGACGCTGGTCCGCAGGTAGAGGTAGCCCGCCTTGCCGTTGCGCTCGGGGAAGTCCTGCGCGATCCAGTGCGTCAGCCCCGGCGGGTTCGGCGTGAGCAGCACCTGATGCGGGTAGCCCGGCTGCGACAGCCGCGCGGGCACGTAGTGCCGATACACGTCCTCGGGCACCTCCTCGGGCTGGTCGATGCCGAGAAACGCCAGCGTCAGGCCCGCCAGCTTGCCGTAGCGGCTCGTCTCCTCGGCGCTCTTCAGCGCCCGCAGGTAGACCCGCGACCCGGTCCCGAGGATCTCGTCGTACTCCTCGTCGCCGTGCCACTGCAGCCGGATGCCGTGCGTCGCGCACCAGTCACGCCAGCGCGGCTTCAGTTGCGCGTCGAGCGCGTCCTGCGTCCACCGGCAGAGCGCGCCGTGGATGCCGTGGTAGTCCACGCAGTAGGCCGCGCTCTTCGCCACCAGCGGCGTCGTCTTCCCGGCGCGGACGGCTCCCTCCAAGTCCACGTAGGGCCACTTCGCCGCGTCGGCGAGCAGGAAGGCGCTTTGTACGGGGTTCCAAAAGTCTTTAACTTCGGGCATGGAACCAGCGGAGCTTCGCCGCGTTGTGGCAGACCCGGCACTTGCGCGTCCCGAGCTTCGTCACGATGGCGTTCGCCATCGAGTGCCCGCGAGCGCAGGTCGCACGGCGATGCACGCGACGGTGACGGCTCGGGGTGACCGGGTCGAGGTGCTCCGGGTTGCAGCAGCGCCGCACGCCGCAGAGGTGATGGAGGTGGTGCCCGGCAGGGACCGGCCCCTTCGTGAGCGCGTAGGCGACGCGGTGTGCCTTCTGCGCCCGGCCTGCGAACCAGAGCACGCCGTAGCCTGACGTGTCCACGCGCTCGGCCCAGATCGCGCAGGGCGTCATCGTCGGTCCAGCCACCACGAAAACAGTATCACCAGCAGCACCAGCGCCAGCCACCAGATGAGACGACGGGCGTTCACGCGCCTCCGAGCAGGTCGCGGATCTCGCGCACCAGCGTGCTGCTGTTCGCCGTCTCGCCGTGGTCGCAGAGCCGCAGCATCGCGCAGTGCAGCAACTGGGCGTAGCGTTCGTTGCGCCGCAGCACCGTGCGCGTGTTCTCCGTCAGCGTGAAGTCGAGCACCAGCCGCAGCGCGGCGTCGTCCTCGGCGTCGAACTTCCACCACGGCGGCGGCGTCTCCGGCGGCGGCACGCCCGCCTCGTAGGTGCTCGCCCGCAGCCGCCCGATCAGCGTCCGCGCCGCGAGGATCGTCGGGTCGTGGTCGGCGGTGTCAGCCGTCTCGGTCATCAGGCTCTCCAGTGGGCAACGCGCGCGTCGAGCCAACCAGCTTCGGCTGCTGCGCGGTGACGAACGCAAACTCCTCGCTCGTCGTGAACACGTTCACGATGGTCGTGGGCCGGTGCTCGCTCGGCACCTCATCGATCTGCGGCACCCGCCCGAAGCGCCGCTGCTCCAGCACGTTGAGCGCCGCCTGCCGGTCCCGCGCCCGCAGCCGGTAGTAGCCGCCGAAGAACTTCGCGACCTGCTCGCCCGTCCCCGTCGCGAGCACACTCAGCGCCTCGATGATCCGCTCGCCATCCGGCTTGCCGGTGTGCTTGTCAATGAGTGCGGCGGTCGGGTTTGTCAGCAGGTACTCGGCGGCGGCGGCGAGGGCGCGGCCCCTCGGCTTCCGGGGTTTCCTCGGCTTGCGGTTCCGATTCGGAAACCGATCCGGTGCCTTCGTCTTCACGGGCATGGCGTGCCCCTTTCGGTGTCGCGACCAGCGCGACGTAGAACGTGCGGTTCCGCAGCGCCTGCAGCACGTCGGTCAGCCCGGCCACACTCGCCGGGTCCAGCGACAGCCGTAGCAGCGCCTCGCCCTCGCCGTTGAGCGCGAACGCCGCGCCGAGGTCGGGCAGATGCGCGAGGGCGCAGAA